AGGACCGGACAAAGGTTAGGTATTTGGATATCCTCATAATGAATATCAAACATTAGTCCCTTCTCCTTGGCCCTTTGTTTAGCCCCAGATAACATACGCTTCATTGCGAGTTCCTTAGCATCCCTAGGATTATAAGGATTTCTCTCGGTCTCAGGTAGTGTAGCAGGTAATTGTTTCCTTTCTCTCTCACACTGTCTACATTCGTTCCTTAGTTTACCATTGTCCCTGCGGCGGCGGAACTCAGTATCGTCTTTGGTCTTCCCACATTTAATACATTGTTTCATTTGGACTCCTCTATTTCAAGGGACATCTTAAGAGTAGCTTTGATAACCCACTCATGTTCACACCTACCACAATACATATAAACATCTTCTGACTTGCCTACTGCGGGGTAACTGAGGTAATCATCTGTAAAATCCTTAGTTACTTTGTGTCCGCATCTAGGACATTTACTTTTATGTTTAGCGTCTAAGTAAAGTCTTTTAACGTTTAGTTCATGCATAGATATGTCATAGGTTTTCATTTGTTCCCCTTAGTGTGTTTCATACCAGTTAGCTCCATCCATCGCTTCACCTTCAAGTAAGCATGAAGACCCAAGTTCCTCTGATATAGTTAAGAAGGCTTGCTCACAGATCTCTTTGAAACGAGGGACGTCCTTAAGTAACACCTCGAACTGACCTTCATCGTGAACGTTAGCTGATGGGTTCCAGTCAAGACCTTCAGCGTCAGCGTTCTTAGCTACCTCAATTAACCAGTACTTCATTACAATAGCACCCATCCCTTGAAGTAGCGTATTGAGAGCGCTGTGTGGAGACCTCACTCGGAGGATTCTACCATCGAACCCACGTAACCAACCGCGATCCTTAGCAGCACTTAACACCCCCTCCCTGAGTTTCTTGAGTGCTGGTGTTGACTCTAGGAATTTAGCCTTCAGTTCCTTACCTTGCTTAGACTTACCTCCAACAATGGAACCTATCTTAGCATCACCAGCTCCATAAAGGAAGGCATAGATAAAGGTTTTAGCGTTGTCTCTCGTGGGTAAACCTGCGGCTTCCTGATTAGCAGTATGTATATCTCCTTCAAGTAAAGTCTTGATGTAGTCCTTGTCACCCATGTAATGAGCAAGAGTACGTAGCTCCAGCCCAGAAGCATCACAGCCAACCAATCGATAACCTTCTCTAACGGTGAATAGTGATCTACACTCTTTACCATAAGGACTACCAGCAGAAGGTACTTGAGCTACATTAGGAGAACTATGGGTCATACGGTGACTATTAGCTCCCATACTATTAACATACCCATGTATTCTCCAGACACCTTGGTCCTGATGCCATCTAGCTTTAGCTAACCAATCCTTAACCATTGCTTCCCTCTTCTGGATTAGGAAGTATTCAGCTAAGGGTTTAGCCTCAGGTATCCCTGCGTCAGCAGCTTCCTGCAAGACTACATCGTCTACAATTGGATTACCTTTCTCTGTCTTCTTAGTTAGAGTGTATCCTGCTCTCTCCAGTCTTTCTGCGATCTGTTGTCGTGAACCCAAGGAGAACTCAGGCCACTCAAGTAGAGTGAAGGAACCGGAATGATATTCAACAGTCTCACGCTTGTCAATATACCTGCACATTCTCTTGCCTTCATCCCAGAAGCAATCAGAATCATCATCAAATTCAGTAGCGAGTCTGTAGTTCTCTTCCTCAAGTACCCTTCTGGTATGCTCGGGAACAGGGATAACTTCTTCCCACTTGTCTACTTTGTTCAACCCTACACTTGATACAGTACCATCCCGTTTAACCTTAGGCTGCACAACACGCACTTCCTTAGGTAACGGTTTGAAACTAGCATGTACTTCCTCCTCTAGTTCGATGATACGAGCGACTAACTTAGCGTGTAGCTTCTCAGCTTCTACGTAATTAAAGACAAACCCATGTTGCATCTGTCGTTGAATAATCATGGCTGTGTCCATCTCACACTTGATACTCTTCCATGTGAAATTCTTGAGTAGGTTTACCAGCTTCCAAAAGACATCCACGTTAACCGACACATCCTGATCACAGTACTCACCCATGCGTTTCGTATAGATACTATACGTCCAGTGAGGTCCAAACTTAAATGACTTACCTTGTTTCTCTGCTGCAAGTTTATTAGCGAGAACCTCGGGATCGTATACGGGTTGATCAGGGTCTAACACAGGGTAATACTCTTCCTTGGGATTCCCTAGTCTAACACCCCAAGCACCGAGGGAGTGACCTCCATCTATGTCAGGGTGGTACATCCGACTCAACCACAATGTATCTATAATGATTACATCGGGTCTGGGTCTCCAGCCATACTGTTGATACAGCATAGGTAAGTCAAATCCGATGATGTTGTGACCTACAAGTACATCATACTTATCTAGTTCATCTAGGAGTTCTTGGGAATCCTGAGTAGATAATGTAGCCTTAGTACTAGCGTCAATTACTGTAGCACAATGCATGGTTGTCATTGATTCTAGGAAACCATCAGTCTCCGTATCGAATACTCCAATACGTTTACGTTCTAACTCTTTCCACACTTGATACCTCCTTCTGGTATAACTTCACAGTCTACCCACCCTTTACGGTCTATATCTAAAGGACCTCCCAACGGGTCCGCAGAGGAAATGTGAGTACCTTTATCATGATACTGTTGTTGTAACACTAGCACAACTCTGCGTCTTCCAAAGAATCCTTCTCTAATTATCCTAGGTACATGCCTGTAGTTATCTAAGTATTCTCTAGTAACCATAGTTCCTCCTACCTGTAGCTCCCTAGTTCTTCATCAGAAAACTGAGTATCATTCCCGTCAAAGAAAGTCTCAGGGTCAATCACGTTCATCCTACCAGTCTCGTCGTCAAAGTGAGCATGATCACAAGGCCCTGTGCGACCACTGAATCTGCATTTAAGAACATGGAAGCTAGTAGTATTTCTCTCTTTATCACTTTCAGCGTACTTATTCCTCGCTATTGCTATGGTAGTCATGGCTATCTGCTTGAGGGAACCTGAACCCTTGAGGTCATCCTCAGTAGGGATACGTCCTTCCTCGAAGCTCTTACCACCACCCCCAGTTTTCCTTAGGTGACTCACGACTATCACACAGATGTTGAGACGCTTAACCATCTTGAGTAACCTGTTCATGAACTTATCCATACTTAGGTTCTCTTGTCCAGCTACAGCATCACTCACAGCAATAGTAATATGATCCAGAAAGACGATACGACAGCTTTCCACAGTGGCCGCGTACTCAATCTTATCCAGAAGTGAATCGTCCTCCACTGACCCTTCGTGGTCGAGGGCGAAGAATCGTCCGTGACTGAAGAGTTCTCCATGAATGCGTTTCTCCTCTGCTTCAGGGATGTTTACGTCTGGTAACATGATACGTTTGTTAGCATGGATAGCCATAAGACCACCCACGGTATCACCAGTATCTTCCTCCAGACTGATATCCATGATGTTATGTGTTGTCTTGGTTAGTAGGTTGTACTTCCATTCCCTGAGTACCTGAGTCTTACCTGAGCCTGTACCTGCGGTTAGTAGAACAATCTCACCAAATCGGATACCGTAGGTCTTCTGGTTTAAGTCAACATACTGAGGGTCAAAGGGAATACTCTCGACATCCTTCTTCTCCTTGTACTTCTCCCAAGTATCTGCTCCATTGATAATACCACCCAAGGTATACTTCTTGGCTCGGAAGAATTCATCTACATACTTCTGTCCTTTGTTAGCCTTGAGGTAATCACAAGCATCCTTACCCTCGGTCAGTTGTAGAACCTTAGCCCTACCGGGGAACATTGGACCTACATCCTCAGTAGCTTCCTGCCCGGGCTTATCATTATCGAAGTTCAGTATTATACTATCGAACTCCTTTAGTGCCTCGAAGTTTTTCTTACATTGATCCTTAGCTGAACTAGAACCGTCAAAGATACTAACGTGAGGATACTTACTGCCTGACATACGGTAAGCAGCCATCGCATCATATTCACCCTCGGTAATCGTTATAGTTCTCCCAGTTTTAGGAAACTCATTC